GGCTAATTTTTGTCGTGTATCGCGTATGTTCGATGGGGTCGAAAATCCCGTGAGCCGTACCTTTTGGAGAAAGCTGGACAAGCCAATGACGCGCCGCTTTGCAGATTCTATTCTGGATACCTGCAATATCTGGCTGAATGGCCTTGTCGGTATGGAGCGCCTGCTCGGTGCCAGAGCCGAAATGCTGGCAAATGAAAATAACCTGCTTGATCTGATGGCGGGTATTATCAAAATTCACATTTACATGACGCCGCCCAGCCCTGCGCAGGAAATTGATTTCATCTTGGAATACGATCCGGCGTATGTAACTGCGGCGTTCTCATAACGGAAGGGGGAAAACGAAAATCAGCCAACAGCCTGCTGTATATATTAACCTTGAAATTTACGAAGACGGCAGAAACCTTTTGGGTGTTGCCAAAGTCCAGCTGCCGTCAATTACTTATCCATGCGTTACAATTTCCGGTGCTGGCATGATGGGTAATATGGAAGTACCGCTTTATGGCATGGTGGACAACATGACAATGAGCATTGATTTCCTGACTACCACAGAAGAGGCCGTAAGGTTGGCGGCACCCACCAAGCACCAACTGGATATGAGGGTTGCGGAGGAGTTCTGGGAAGTCGAGACCGCGGAGGTTGACATCTGGGCTGATAAGTTTGTTGTAATCTGCCGACCGAAGGAAATTGCACCGGGTACGGTTGCACCGATGGCAACTGCCGACACAAAGGGTACTTTTGCGGTCTATTATTATGCGGCATACAAAAACGGCAAACAACTCTGGGAAATCGATAAGCGCAATATGAAATGCGTCATTAACGGAGTCGATCATATGGCTCCGGTGCGCAAAGCGCTCGGTAAGTGAGGTACATGATTATGAAATCTTCTTGTACTTGCATTAACGTGGAAGCATATCAAAATATGAAAGTTATGGGCTGTGTGTTCAAAGCCGTTTTACCGGTAATTAGCCCTTCGATGGACAAAGATGCTCATATGAGTTTAACGCTTTGTTTTGCAAATCCGATGGACGCCATAAGAGCTCTTAACGTATCCGGCGAACAGCAGATTTGCATTAAAGCAGCGACCGAATACTGGGGTGTTGAAGAGGCTGATGTTTGTCTTTGCGCAGAAAAGCATGTTTTGGTTGCAACGCCGAAATGCCTTCGTCCAAACCCGATTGCACCGATGGAATTGGGGGGCGCGGTTTGCGAGTATGATGTAAGCTATTATGCCGCCTATTCTGATGGTGAAAAACTTTGGGAAATCCATCCTAAAAACAAGATTTGTGAAATTGGCGGGGTAGATTACTTAAAAGAAGAACGCGAGGCGCATGTCAAAAGCCAGGTGTCACTTCTCCCTGGAGAAAAACTTGCGTTTCAATCGGAAAGGACTTGATATTATGGAAAAGAAAATTCAGATAGATTACACTCGCACGAAAGTGCAGTTGTCCAGGCCTGTATTGCATGACGGTAAGGAACTGAACGAAGTTTCTTTCGACTGGGGCAGCCTGACCGGCAAAGATATGCTGGAGATTGAACGGAAAATGAATGCAGCAGGTAAAACGATGGGGTCTGCACGTTTCTCCGGGGATTTCCTGCTTGGCATGGCGGAACGCGCCAGCGATCAGCATCTGGATAAAGGCTTTTTTGAACGTATGCCGCTTGGCGATTATCATAATGTGCGGGACGGCGCAAAGAATTTTTTATTCTATTCGGAACTCCAAAACACGGCTTTGGAAGATGGTTCCGAAGACAATGCCTGATCTTGTCAGAGCTTGAAAGTGGTTTCACTGTCGATTGGCTACTGTCCATCCCGCTTATTGAGTTTGGGGAGTGGTGCCAGGTTTGCAGCGGGCTTGCGCAGGAACGGGCAAACAAGCAGAAAGCACAATCGTAAGGGGGCTGACTGATGGCAGGGAAACAGCATGAAATAAAGTTCCTTCTGGATGCTCAGATGGGCGGCGGCTTCAGTCGGTCTTTTCAGCGGGCACAGCAGGAAATGGCTGCGGTTTCTAAGGAAATCCAGCAGCTGAACCATGTACAGCGCGACATTTCAGGCTATCAAAAGCAGCAGGCGGCGGTTAATAAGACCGCCGCCAAACTCGACCGCCTGAAAAAAGAAGAACAGCTGATGCAGCAGGAGCTTAACGCGGCGCGGGCGGTGCAAACGAGCACCAGCGAGGCGGCGCGGGCGGCGGCTGCATCCATGGGCGCGGAGAGCGACAAAGCGAAGGAGCTTGCCCTGGAAGCGCAGCGGGCGGCGCAGAACACGGCGCATTTGGAGCTTAGCCACCAACGGCTGACTGACCGGATCAAAGACACGGACGGTGCCTTGGAACGCCAGAGGGAGCGCCTGCGGCAAACAGGCGAGGCCTTACAGGCTGCCGGGGTCAGCACGGACAACCTCGAACGTGAGAGCCGCGAGCTGGCCCAGCAGCTGGAAGCCCTTCACACTCGGCAGGAAGAGGTCGCAAACGGCGCACAGACCTTTGGAGATCAGGCGGCGAATGCGATTGAAACGGTCGGGCAGGCAGTTGCAGCGGCAGGCATCGCAAACGCATTTGGAGAGATAAAAGACGGCTTTTTACAAGCGGTCAACGTCTCCAGAGATTTCAGCGCATCCATGTCAAATGTGGAAGCATTGTCCGGTGCGAGTGCATCCGAAATTGCCGCGCTGAATGCACAGGCCAAGGAACTCGGTGCAACAACACAGTTCACCGCGAAACAGTCCGCCGATGCAATGGGCTATATGGCAATGGCGGGCTGGAATCCAGAGCAGATGATGTCTGGCATGGACGGCGTGCTTTCGGCAGCGGCAGCCTCCGGTGAAGACCTTGCAATGGTGTCCGATATCATCACGGACAGCATGAGCGCATTTCAAATGGGCGCGGAAGAAACAGGGCATTTTTCGGATGTTCTGGCAGCTGCGGCAGCGAACGCAAATACCAGCATCGGTATCATGGGCGAAACGTTCAAAGGCTCCGCTTCCGTTGCCGGTGCGCTGGGATATTCTATTGAAGATGTTGCCGTTGCAACCGGCCTGATGGCGAACGTCGGAGTAAAAGGCAGCATTGCCAACACGGCGCTCCGCAACACGTTTAACGGTTTGCTTGGCGGCGTAACGCTGACCGGCAAGGCGTTCGGCGAATACGAATATACCGCGATCAAGGCTGACGGTTCCATGAAAAGCCTTGGCGATACGATCAACGAACTGCGCGGATATTTTGAGCAGATGACCGAATCCGAACGCGTCCTGAACGCGCAGGAAATCGCAGGCGAGCGCGGTTATAACGGTTTGCTTGGTGTCCTGATGGCATCCGAGGAAAGCTACGAAAACCTCACAGAAAAGATCAACAACTGCGAGGGTGCAGCCGCCCGGATGGCCAAGATCAAGATGGACAACCTGCACGGCGACATCCTGCTGGCAGAATCGGCGTGGGAAGGTTTCCAGATTGCCGTTGGCGAAAAGGCAACTCCGGCAATGCGGATGTTTTACCAGGTGCAGGCGGATGTGCTCAGCGGCATGGGCGAGCTTGTGGACGCGCATCCGGCGCTTGCGCAGGGTATCATGACAACAACCGGTCTGTTCCTTGGCGCAACGACTGCCGTAACCGGACTTTCAGCTGCTATAAAGGTATTTAAGGCGCTTGACGTAGCATCTTTATTCATGGGCCCGGCTGGATTGGCGCTGAAAATTGGGGCAGGCGTAGCCGTGGCGGCTGGCGGCGTGGTGGCGCTGACCTCTGCTTATCGGGAACAGGTTCCATCTGTACGCGAGCTGACAGAGGCTTCCCGCGAGATGCAGGAAACGCTTGACGCGGGTGCGGCAGCCTACGAGGACACGATGGCTGAAACGCTCGCGGCGGCAAATGCAGCGGATGTGTACATAAGCAAACTGGAACAAATGGGCGATATCAAATCGCTTGACGCTTCCGGCGCGCAGGAGTATAAAAACATCCTTTCGCTTCTGGCGGAAACCATACCGGAGCTTGCGGACGGCATCAATTTGCAGACCGGCGAAATTGACGGCGGCACTGCTGCTTTGCGTGCTAACACGGCGGCATGGCAGGAGAACGCAAAGGCAAAAGCATATCAGGATTATTATACAGAAATGTATAAGCAGGAAGCCGATCTGATGATCGAGCTTGAGAAAAATAAGGTTGGCCTTTCTAAAGCGACGATTGCACAGGAAGAGGCGGAAAAGAAACGTGCGGATACGCTGGAACGCATGAAATCAGCCAACGCACGAGGACATAAGACCGGAGATTTTAGCGAGTATTATGCATTGGAAAGCTCTTTGGATGGAATATCTTCCGAAATTAGTCTTGCCGAAGCATCTGCAAAAAACTATGAGAAAGCGATCACAGACGGTGAAGCGGCGCTTTCTGATTATCGCGTTACCTCCGAGGATACCCGGCAGGCAATCGAAAACCTGACTTCTGCAACAGAGGACAGCAGCACGCTTTCTGCGGAAACTACTGCGCAAATGCAGGGTGTCAAAACGGTCATGGATGAAGCCGGAGCTTCCTTGCTGTCTCTCGCGGAGCGGTACAATGAGGTGTATGATGCTGCCTATGAATCCATTTCTGGCCAGTACAGTCTTTGGGATAAGGCGGCAGAGGTCGAGGCGGTCAGCGCCGGAAGCATTAACAGTGCGCTTGAAAGTCAAATCAATTATTGGCGGCAGTATGATTCCAATATTGACGCCCTGACAGCCCGCGCTGGGGCTATTGAGGGTTTAAGCGAAATGATTGCCAGCTTTGCCGACGGCAGCGCGGATAGTGTAAACGCGATTGCAGGCATGGCAAAGGCCAATGACGGCGACCTCAAAAAGATGGTTGAGAACTGGAAAACCCTGCAAAAGGAGCAGAAAACCACATCTGAAAGTCTGGCACA